TCAGCATGGAACCATGCCAGCACGCTCTGCCGGCTTTCGACCGCGCAGACCTCGACAGGCCCGGCAGCGAGCTTATTTTGGTAGATTTCGATCATTCCCGGTCTCGGTAATAGATGACGGTGTTGTGGTCGCGCTTCCACTGGGAAAGCGGTAAGCAGCGGGAGCCGCGCGTGGGGTTGATTTCGAGGATCTTTAGCCGGCCACCAGCTTCGACGACCAGGGCGACATGCACGCATATGTGCCCGCGCATCACGGCAGCGATGGCGCCATGCTCCGGCTGGCACTCCTCCATGTGCACAACCTCGGCCCGGTAAGCCCGGGTGAACTCCCGCGGGTCGGTGTTGCGCACATGCCCCCAGCTCGGCAGCAGACGTTTGCCCAGGTGCAGGTGGCGCGCCTCCCTGACCAGCCCCCAGCAATCGAATATTTCCGGACCGCGAGCGCCGTCCTCATACCTGCAGGACAGGTACTTGTTAATCCATTCCATAGGGGAAACCCTTAGAGGTATTTGAGGCCGGGGAAACGCTTGGTGTTCGCAATGTCCCGTGGAAACGCCGTGCCGATCATGTCGAAAAACCCGCACTGCAAGGTGGCCTGGTTCTGCTCGAAGGAATCGCTGTCGACCGACATGCGATAGGGCCTCTCGCATGGGGCCGATAGGTTGCTGGCCAGGTACACCCTGTATGTTGCGGTTACCCTGGCGATCGCATCCAGCGCCTCATCTGCACGCTGCATGACCGCGCCGGTGGTGTTGTCCACGCCGAATGCCAGGGCCTGGTTGCCCTTGTTGTTCTTCTGTGGGAGCGCTATGCCGATGTTTGCGGCAATGAAAGTCAGGAGGCGACCGTCCTCAGTTCCGCAAACCCGGTCCTTGAACCCGTTGCAGATCAGCACCGGGGCAGACCAGGCCGGGCATGTGATCTCCAGCGTGCGGACGAACGCCTCCTTACCGCCAGAGGCCAGGGCCTCGCGGTAGGTGTTTTCGAGAATCGTCATGATGCCCCTATGCGAATACTCGCCATGGCGTTTCAGGGTGCAGGACCTCGATGCCTGGGAATTCCAGATCGAGGTCGCTCCGCACGTTCGCGTAGTAGCCGTCGACCTTCTCGACAGTTCCTGCCTCAGGATCAACCACGACACAGACCTTCCCGATCTCGTCCACGGTGATGCCTTCGGCTGGCAGTGCGTCCAGTGCGGCGCGCATGGTCTCCGCGTCCGGTGTCTTCAGGTAATAGTCGGTCATGCTGTGAGCGCCTGGAGTTCACCCGCACTCAGTCGGCGCGGGTAGTATTTGATGCGGCGGATGTGGCCTTGCAGGTGATCGGTTGATACGCCGCGCGCACCCAGTGCCAATCGGTCGATGGTGGGCAGAGAGCCGCTCATATCGCTCGGCCCTAGAACGCCAGCTGCTGAGAACTGGAAGTCGTTTGCTTTGTAAGCAATTGCCTGTTTGATGGTTTGTCCGGGCGCAAATGCAGGACCGACAACCGAAGAGAATTCCGTAGCAGCAGCGTCGTTTACAACCCATGCCGATGCCTTCTGATCACTAGCGCGCAACCAGAGCATGACCCTCCCGACGGCGCTGGTTGTACCCAAGTTTGCACATACTGCGTTTACCGTTACCCCATCCGGCACGTACTCACAGAACAAGGTACCTTCCCCTGCCTGTAGCCAATTGCTGGCCGGAACAAACGCCAAGTCAGCTGCTCTGGTGACTTGCGCAGCCATGGTTGGGATGGGAGAACTTGGGCCGTCCCCGGCCTCAAGTTGAGCGTGCCAGATGTAAGCACCTGACGTACCGTCACCCAAATAGCTCGGGCCTGCTGAGGTTGCAAGCTGCACATCGAACGGTACGGCAGCAGGGCTTGCGATGGTTGTGGCCACCAGGTAGCACAGATACCAACCGTTGGGGTATGGGATCATACCGACCGCGTCAAGACCGGGCGACGCAACGTCAACAACCCCTGTGTCCAGGTTGTATCGACAGCTGCCTGAGTTCACCCACTGCCCGAAGCTGTCGGTCTCTAGGTACAGCATGCGCCCACTGCCGTCAGCTTTGGCGAGCGCATAACGACAGTATTTGGTCGAACCCGTGAGCACCTTGCCGGATTGGGATACCTGGTGCGTGGTGTTTGCGGTGTTCTCGGTCAACTTCACTGCCGGAGAGCCATCAGGTGCGACAACAGCAGTAGCGGGCACAGTAGCACCGCTCTTGGTCCAGGCGGCATTGGCAAAGTCGCCAGACTGCAGCGCCAAATTTACGCGCTGTTGCTCAAACAGCAGACCTCGCGGAGCGCCTGATGCGTCGTACTCAAATCGAGGAACATCGATCGCAGCAGTCACAATCCGGCCGGCAGAGTTGAGGAACGTTCCAGTCGTGGACCTAGTGAACGTAATCAGGTCAGAAAAGCTCTTGTTATCCATACACCTGCACCAGATTTAGATAGTCCAATGTCTGCCCGGATTGGTACTGACTAGCAATGAAGTCCAACACAAGGGAAGGGCTGTCGGCGCGGACTACGCTGTAGATCGCGTGGCTTCCATCGTGGGTTTCGTCCGTTTCCACGGTGATCCTTTGTCCGTGCTGCAATGTCTGGATCGCAGAAACCGCCGCTGCATAGGTCTGGAAGTCAAACGTGAACTCCGGCCACTCCCGGTTAACCGCCAGGTCGATGATGTTCATCATGAACCAGAACTGCGGGAAGTCTTCCCAGCCCGGTTGGATGAGGGGCGGCTCGCGCAGCTCAAGGACTGCCGAGAACTCCCACCGGCTGACCTGCACAAGCGTCGGGCCGGTGTAGTGCCCGGCAAAGCGGCACTCGTACTCTTTGAATCCTATCGGGGTGAGCAAAGTAGCCTTGAACCACTCCACACCCTGCACCAATGCCCTGGCATACCAACCCTGAAAGAACGCCATTTGGTTGCGGTCGCAGTTCCATTTGGCGTTGATCAGGTATGGCACTTCGTCGAAGTTCAGCCGCTGCCGAGCGCGCCCCGACACCATTGGAGTACGGAGCATGGGATCGACAGGGGTGTCCAGCGCGTAGCCGTCCTGCAGCGGTAGCGGCAGTTCTGCTGGGTATTCGATCATGAGCCTAGCCCCTGAAGTCCGTATTTGGCTCGTAGCGCCTGATCAGCCTCGCCGTCACCCATGACGCTGGCCACCCATACCTTGATGAAGTCCTGGTTGCCCTCGCGGGTGACCTGGGATGTGCCGGCACGCGTTGGGTCTTCGTAGATCTGCACGATTGGCTGAGGCATCGGCGCATAACCCGAGCCCTGGCCAGAAGACCCGCCGGAAGAGACGCGCTCACCAGAGTTGATGGCCTCCAGCAGGGAGCGATTCTTCTTCGTTGCAGCGGCATTGACGATGAACTCGCCATCGCTGAGCTTTGCGAGGTTGCTGTCGGAGGTTGCAGTGCCCGCGCCGGCGAAGTAGCCGCCGGTGGCGAACCCAGGCACCGCCGCCAGTGTTGTGGCCAGCGCAGTAGTCGAGGTCAGCGCAGCAGCTGCCGGGATCGAGTTGCCGCCGAAGCTTGCCAGCGATGCCAGGGCCGCTGCCGGCGCCCACGCAGCAGCCGTAGTGCCAGCCAGCGCAATGGACGTGCCGGCTGTAGCGGTGCCGAGCGTCGCAGCCAATGCAGCGTTGAGCCCCATCTGAACGCCCATCTTGACGAATCCGGCGACGACTTCGCGCAGAACATCCTTGCCAAGATCGCCGAACGACTGAAGCGACAGGTTCAAATTCATGATCCGGTCGGTAATGCCGCTGGCCACCGATCCAAATGCACTCGAAAACACTTGCTGAGTCTGGCCCGCAATATCCCGCGCCTGATTGCCGAAGTTCTGGACCGCTGCCGTCCACCCGTTGATAGGGTTGAGCATGGCCTGGTCCATCTGCGCCCAGCCGGCCTGCAACGCTTCCAGCTGTCTCGGTAGAAACTCGTTGGTCAGGTCGATCTGCGCTTGCAGGTCCTGCCGCTGCTTCTCCGTCGTGGCGTTGGCCAGTTCTGTGCGCAGCTGCAAGATGCGGTCATTGGTCTGCTGCTCCAACTGCACGCGCTGCTGCAGCCGCTGCGTCTGCAGATCGCCCATGCCGACACCGGCAGCGGCAATGCTGTACTCGCTGCGTTGCGCCGCCAGCTGCCGTTCGAGTTGCGCCCGATACTGTTCTGCCTGAGTCAGGCCTTGGACGCCCTTGATAGCGGCCGCGTAGTTGATGGAGGCCTGGGCCAGCGCCTTGCCGTACTCTTCCTGGCTGATTTTCCCCTTGTCCAGGGCAAGCTGGAGCTGGGTTTGTTCCTTCGTCAGCGTGCGGGCGGCCTGGGCTGCTGGGTCGTATTGGTTGTAGAGCCGTGAGAAAGTGTTTTCTGCCTCGGATACGCCTCGATTCTGCCCAGTGACAGCCCTGGGGGTATTCTTCTTGGCCTCCCGCGCCTTTATGTCCGCGATTTCCTGCTCGATGTTTTTGCGCGACTGGGCGTATTTCGCCTCCTCTGCCGCGGTGAACACGCCCGCAGATACAGCCTTGGCGCGGGCCTTGTCGAGGTCAGAGAGCTCTTTGTTCAGGCGCTGTGTCTGCGTGAGCGAGCTCTTGTAGGTCGTGTCCAGGTCCTGCAGGCCTTTCCGCCCCTCTTCCTGGATGCGGCGACGCTTTTCCTCTTCTTCAAGGGTGGCAGCGTTGGTCTTTTGAATGTCCTGCCGCTGCTTCAGCTCCGCCTGGAGGCTGGCGATACGCATTCGGGCATCGTCATCCTCGTAGGCGGTGTCGAGGGTGC